GTCCAGGTTTGTTATACTGTTCTCTCATTAACTTGATCATGTATTCGTCTTCTCCGAACAGGCCAAGCATTATGGCCTCTTCAATGAGCGTTCGAACCTCTTCAGTCACATGTCCGTCCATGCGAGAGAAGTCTGTCTCAGCTACGAGTTCTTGTCCCACTACAATTTCAGCCACTCGTGTTGCGATTTCAATCGGCTTTCGGAAAGCATACCAGTTGAATTCTTTGATGTGTTTGCTCGCTGCGAGTGTGTATTGGGAATACTCAAGCTTGGTGAGGCCGGGTAGAGTCGAAATTACTCTCGGGGTCCCGACCTTAGCATAAGCTTCGCGCTTCATGAAAGATTTTATCGTATCATCGGTCACTTCCCCAGTGACGGATGCTTCTTCCAAGATGCTGCGTTGTGTCGTCCTAGTCTGGTTGTCCCAGACCACTTGAAATTCAACGGGGCACAATTTCCCGTTGTTGATGACGCGTTTTACAAAGTCTGTTGCTAACGCTCGTTGTTTGTCATTGATTTCCAAGCTCCGAACTTGAATTAGATTGGTCACTCTTGACTCGACTCCCCATGTTGTAGTCTTTTGGTCTTGTGCAGGGGCGAAACATCCTCCTCCAATGAGAGCAGGCATGAACGGGACGATCGTGTTCTTGTCGTTGTCGTCTCCAGTCAAGTCCGCACTGTATCCAATTACACCTGATGCAATGTTGGCGACGTACGGGGCTTTAATACCCTTGTTTGAGCGAATGTAATCAGCTATGATCACACCCACCGTACGGTCGGACTCGGCCCAGGAAGCGACTGAGCCAACATTAGCATTTTGTTTGGATAACCTGTCAGCAGCAAACATCCTTTCGAGAGTTGCCGCGGATACTGTCGCCTCACCGTAGGTATTCGCCCTTCCGAGAGAAACCATAAGTCCTTCAGGACTCTGTGAGTATAGTGTTGCCCACCCGTTAGAAACGGGCTTAAGGTGAGTGAGTTCACTCCCTTTTATCCACCATAGTGCGAGTAGACAAGATAGACCTGTCCAGGTTCCGACTGGCGTGAACATCACTAGCTTCTTTTCAGAAGATACATGACGTTGGTCCACCAGACAGTGCGTTACACAGTAAGGGATTCCGAAGAACCTCTTGACAGCCATCAGCGAATCACGGTTGTAGTCCCACAGCATGTGTGAGTACTTAGCTCCACCCGATACGTGGGTAATGAGCTCGTTGTCATCGTTGAAGTAGTGAGCAGTATCACCTGTAGACACTGCCACCTTGGAAGGTTGTGTTGTGTAACACATAAGAGGTTCCGACCTTCCAGCCAGATACCTTCCCATGTCAACATAGTAATCCACATCCACCATATAAGTCAAACCCTGTTCAGGTGAGTTTGATGGTGAGACCGGGATGTCCTTCCCCCAACGCCAGTCCCTGTATCCAGACACCTTGTGGTACTGGTCAGAGGCTGACATTTGGTAGCTGTAAGCTGGCTTGTGCAGCTTCTTTGCGATTAGTGTGCAGAAAATCGCACCAACATTTCTGTCGTGTGCAGATTTTGCGTGTGAGTGACCATCCACCAAGTTGGCGGACGGCATTGCCTCCTTCTGGAATGAGGAACGTACTTTCCTGCTTTCGATGGCAGGTAGTTCTTGAAGACATTCCAGAAGTCGAGAGACCGCGTAAAACAATACGCGATCACGCTGACATACTCTTCTTACTACGAAGTAGAGTACCCCTCCTGTTAGCACCGAAGCCACAGGGAACACTATACGGTTAGAAGTCTTCATCTTCTGACACTATAGTTTATTATAGACAAATTGTCTGCTTTCCACACGCTACTTAATTGAATAAGTAAAGTCGAG